GTTTGCGGGGTATTACCGATTCATATCGTTCATAAATCTCCGGGGTTAAGTAACATTAATGACACAACATTTGTAGAGAATCAACGTAGGTTTTTAAGCGAATATCAGCTATAATATTAAGTGATGTTAAAGCTTGATCTTGATTATTTCGAGGTTATTATAGCCTATAAGAGTCTGACCGACAGCACGTACCTGGCTTCAATTGTAGATTATGTAGACCCGAAATACTTTAATAATAAGGATGTAAGAAGTATCTTTGGTATAATCTCAGGCTTTTATATAAAGAGGAATACCTCTCCCACGATAGCAGAGATAAAGTCTTATCTCACTACTTCTGAATTAAAGACTAGCTTCAAAGCAGTAGTAAAGCTATTTGACGATATTAGCTCTAAGCTTAACACGGAAGAATTATACAGTAATACCGAACAATTTCTAAAGGAACGAGCAGTATACACAACAATGATGGAGACGGTGGAAGATATCGGTAATAATAAAGTTGATACGTCAGATATTCTGTTAAAGTTTGAAAAGGCTTGCAATATATCCCTAACGCAGGAAATGGGTATAGATTTATCTAGAGATTTTAATATCGCCAAGCAACATATAGAGCAGGATATGCCGTGTGTCAGTACAGGGTGGCAGTGGCTAGACGGTAGACTCAGTGGCGGTTATTTAAGAGATGGTAGAGCTCTTTATGTTTTTGCCGGTGAAACTAATGTAGGTAAGAGTATAGTGCTTGGTAATACCGCTGTAGCTTTAGCGAAGCAAAATAAGACCGTACTAATAGTTACTCTCGAAATGTCAGAGTTCATGTATGCAAAAAGACTATATTCGAACCTCTCAAAAATACCTATTAGTAGCCTAAGAGGATCAATGGATAAGCTCAAGGAGCATATCGGTACCCACGATCAAAAGAACCCTAATGGTAAGATTCTTATTAAGGAATTTCCTCCGAGTACCATAACAGGTAACCATTTAAAGGCATATATAAAGAAGCTAACCTCTAAGGGGGTTAGGCTCGATGCCATAGTGATAGATTATGTCAATCTTCTACATTCAACGATAGGTAATAATAGCTATGAACGCGTAAAATACTGCACAGAGCAGTTAAGAGCCTTATCGTATGAATTTAACTGCCCGGTCATAACAGCAACGCAGTTGAATCGATCGGGTTATGATGCAAACGAGCCAGGTCTAAATACTATTTCAGAGAGCATGGGTCTTGCTGCTACTGCTGACGTTATATGCAGTATCTATAGACCAGATCCCGACAATCAGGAGAATATTATTAGCTTCGGTATGATGAAGAACCGTTTTGGGGTTAATTCGGGCTCACATTCAATGCGTATTGATTATAGTACATTAACCATCGTGGAGGATGAAACTGCTAATAATACAGAGTTAGGCCAGTCATCGATTAATTTACTTAGAACGTTAGATATGGACTCTAATGACTAGGGCTATAAATTATAATAATGTCGAAACAGAGTATTTTTATCTTTACCGGCGCCAACCTGGACGGTGCAGGCTGTGTATGGATATTAAATCAGCTATTTAGTGGCAGCTCTATTACCCATAAAGTAACTTCAGAGACATCTCTGAAGGAGGATATCAATGCCTTTATAAAGCATCACATAGACAAATATGATAAAGTATTTCTATGTAATGTAAGTCGTACTGACGAAATCCTTCGATTGCTTGACAATAATAAGGTGACAGCATTCGAACGTAGTGAGATATGTAGCTGCACAGAGCTAATTTACAGGTATTTTTCGAGTCAGGCATCTAAATCCTTAACAGATAATCAGAAAATACTCGTCAAGTTAATTAGCGACTTCGACAGTTATCAACTAAAGACAAAGACATCCTACGATTTAAATACGCTATTCTATAGTATGAGCGGCGATAGGGTAGCTCAATTTTGTAAAGAGTTCAGTCAAGGTTATACCGGATTTAGCCTTATACATAAAGCTACACTAAAGTATCATACTCTCAGAGTTAAGGATATAATTGATAATCTCGAATGTTATAGTACTACTATAACTAAGAAGTATAAAGTAGTATGCTGTTTTAGTGATTACGGTGTAAATGATATAGCAGACTTCCTATTTAAAGACTGTGGAGCTGATATAGCAATAATTGTTAATACTCCGATGAAGAGAGTATCTTTTAGAGCTAATAAGACGTGTGACTACGATGTATCTAAACTAGCTGTTAAATTATGTGATGGCGGCGGCAGGGAGAAAACAGCCGCAGGTAAATTAACTGATAAATTTTTGAGATTTTCTAGTCTATTTAAACAGCATGAAAATTGACTCTCCTTCAGGGAATATGGAAGATGAAGAACTATACTGTCTGTTTGCAAAGCTCTGCACCTACGTTACTCTCGTGAATGGTAAGAAGCTCAATACTGCAAATGTTTTTTTGCATTTTTTGAAGAATAAACAATTACGTAAGATATTTAAGAAACAATTTGAAGTCGATTCAGATTTTGAATGTATTCAGTTATTCTTAAAGTTTGACCCATCAATATATAAGAGCAAGTATATCATGAAATATTTAAATAATACTAGTAGTGCAAAGATTCTACAATAGAGTCATAGTATGATAGAGTATGAAAGATTTATATATAATACCTACTTACGTATAAGTCGGCAAAGCTTTAATAAGCCATACAAGCTTAGAGTAGATTTTTCGAAGATAGAAGGAACCGAAGTAGAAGCAGCAATTAGATATCTATCTAATCTCTTTATTAAACATAAGCATATAAAAGTAGATCTATTCTTCGCAGCTCCGTATAAGATATACCCTATTTCATCGCAGTATTATCTAGACTACTATATATCTCAAAAAGCCATTAAAGCTTATAGTATTTATATTAATAAACTAAAATACGAGAATCCCGATGAAGACAATCAGCTTAAATTTGTAATAGAGTCATACAAATTTATAAAGGATTTTTGTACAAAGGAGCAGATAGATATCATTAATTATTGTGACTATACTACGGGAGTGGTTAATGACTATATCGTTCACTTAAAAGACTTTAACGTAAGTGTATACGCATTGTTTCCATTTGTTAATTTCGAGAAGAATTTGTGGACTTCTGATAAAAACACATTAAAGTTCATATTAAGCGACGAGTATGTTGACCGTTTTTACTGCTTTAGAAACAAATATCTAGAGTCAAAGAAATGTAAGACATTAGCAGAGCTCGCGTATAAAAAACAAACAAACACATAACATATATGGCTACATACAATACAAAAATGTTCGAGAGCATCCGCGATGCTCTTGCTAAGAACGATAACAAAATTGGAGAGCGTCTTAAAGATTTTCTTCGACCTGACGTAGGTAATACCTACGTAGTTAGACTTCTACCTAATCTTACTGATCCTGCTAAGACGTTCTTCCATTATTATAATTTTGGTTGGAAGAGTTTTCTTGATGGTAAGAATATCAACGTAACCTCACTTCAAACGTGGGATCAACCTGACCCTATCGCTGAAGAGCGGTATCGTGTGTATAACACCGGGACTGAGGCCGAGAAGGATAAAATTAAAGCGGTTCGTCGCAGTGAAAACTGGTTGGTTAACGTATTCGTTGTTAGCGATAGTAAGTCGCCTGAGAATAACGGGACAGTTAAGGTACTTCGTTTCGGTAAACAGCTCGGTAAGATTATCTTTGATGCGATTGAAGGAGAAGGTGCTGAGGATTTTGGCCCTCGCGTATTTGATATGGGCGCCGATGGTTGCAGTCTTATGATTAAGGTCGAGAAGCAGGGTGACTATCCTACCTATGTATCGTCTAAGTTTAAGATGCCAAAAGCTTTAGAAGATATGTCACCGGAGAAGATCGAGAAGGTATATAAATCCACGCTAGATCTTTCCACCTACGTCGTGAGCAAGTCGTACGACGAGCTCAAGAAGATCCTCGACGAAGCTTATCATTGCAAGAATGCCGATAACGATAAGCCTGCTAAAACCGTTAGCGAGTCTCCTGCAACACCTAAACCGGCAGCCGCAATAGTTGCAGAAGAAGATAATGATAAAGTAATTCAAGATCTACTAAACGAACTGAATTAATATGGACCCTATTGTAGACGTAACAGGTGACGAGGCTAAGATGGCAATGATCCAGTTTCTGGGACAAAATATGTCAGAGCTCCGTCAACTAGATAGTTATATTATCAATAAAACTAATACACTACAAGGGTTCGCAATAAACGCGCAAGATATTATAGATAAAATACCCGGTGGACCGTCGCCGGGTATTTTATCTGAATCTGTACCCGCAACAGAAGTTGAACTACCTACGATTCAAGTTGTCACGATGCAAACGCCTGTAGTACCTGTAGTACCTAAAGATCAACTTGAATTTGATTTTAGATACGATGTAGCTAAGGACATAGCTGAGCAACTTAATAGGCTAAATGCACGCTTTGATAAGTTTGAAGCGACTCTTAACGCGATTGAAAGATATGTAGCTGACGGCAAATCTGTAAATCCGCAAAAAAAAACCTGATACAGCGACTGATTAATGCACTAAGTTAATGGAATTAAACATTACAAATAGCTCCGAGTTTGTAAACGGATTTATAGGCGGTTTAGCCAGGATAAGTGATACAGGAATTATCAAATTATCTAATAAGAAGTTTAGCTGCATTACCGCGACTTCAGATAATACGATAGTTGTAAATAGCGAGTATATAGACGATACTATACCCGAGGGGTTGAATCTAACACTCAATATACCTGATTTCAAGAAATTACAGAAATTGCTGTCAATATTACCAAGTAATTTTATTTTAAATATTGATAGGAATAGTATCGGGTATAACTCAGAGGGTACTCGATTTAAGTTTCATCTATACGAAGAGGGTATCATCAGTTCACCTGCACTAAATATAGGTAAAATTAATAGTATACCCTTCGATTATAAATTTCATGTGTTAACCGAAGATATAAGATGGTTAATGAAGAGTAGCTTTTTACTTCCCGACATTACCAAGGTCTACTTTAACTTTACAGATACTAGAGTTCACGGCGAAATCACAGATAAGTCAAGACATAACGTAGACTCCTATACGAAGTTATTATGCAATAACGCTGAGGTTATTGGTGAGCTTATTACCCGATCAGTGCCTATTAACATTGAGATTCTGAGACTATTAACTGCAGTCTCATACGAGAACCTCCTTGTACGATATTCAAAAAATCTAAGTATCTTGACTTTTGATATTAAGCAGACTAACTTACATATGAAGTATATTGTCTCAGGACTTATTAACTAATATGAGCAGTAGATGTAAAAATAAGATCCGCACTCCTGGTTATTTTGTAAAACGGATGAGGGATAGCGGATTTGTTGTGTTAAAAATTTTTAGAGAGTATGCCAAGCACGATTCACGTGCTTGGACTATACTCGTTAATCCTGGTGGAGCGTCTGTATATATAACTTGTTACTTTAATAGAGAGAATAATAAGGATATCGAGTTCGAACTGAATGACGGTGGGTTTAATATACCAAAGAACTTTTTTATTAAAACAGATTCGATTGAAGTCATTACAGAGTATCTTGTCAATAATGGGATATCTAATAAGGATAATT